CAGATTGCTTTGCGAGTTGACCGTTGAAAATTACACTATTGAAGAATTAGCGCAAATGACTCAACTTAAAATCGTTGATATTTTAGCAATTGAAAAAGCACAAACAGCCAAATTAGATGCTTTATTAAAAGAGGCTCAATCATTAACCGACCCTAATAATCCTGAGCAAGTTGCTAGCTTAGAACAACTAAATGAACAAGCCAAAGAGCAGTTTAAAAAAACAATGAAGAAGCCTTTGGAAGATTTAAAAGGTTATGCAATTACGCCAGAGCAAGGCGCCGAGTTACAAAAACTTATTAAAGATGATAAGCTTAGAACTTTTGCAATTGATGTTGAAACCGATTCAACTATTAAAATTGACCAACAACAAGAAAAAACTGATCGCATTGAATACATTCGCTCAATTTCTGAGTTTTCAAATTCATTCTTTCCGTTGGTGCAGTCTGGCATTATTACGCAAGATGCTTTTAAGCAATTTATGTTGTTTATTTCTAAGCCCTATAAAGTTGGCCGCAATGTTGAAGAAAGTTTAATTGCGCAAGAAGAACAAGAGCCAAAAGGACCAAGCGCCGAAGAAATGCTTGCGCAGGCTGAAATGCAAATTAGACAACAAGAATTGCAATTAAAGGCTGAAAAACAAGCAACAGACGCGCAATTTACGCAACAAGAATTAGACATTAAAAAAGCGGCGCTTTTGCAAGAGCAAGCACTTCATCAAGACAATTTACAGTTTAACGACGCTAATAAAGCGGCCGATAGAGAGCATGAATTAGTAAAAAATATTACTGGTGCAAGAACGGCATTAATGAACGCACAATCTTTAGCTCAAACGGAAAATATAAATCAAACTATTAGGGACTCCAATAAACAAACTTTCGTATAAATAAAAATAGGATAATTATGAAAAAATCTACAAAAAAAGGCACTAAAAAAGGTGGAAAAGGTTATTAAATAATAATTTTCTTTAAAAATAAACATGCTAAAAAAAACTGTTAGTTTAAGTCTAAGCAAAGGCGATAAATCTCCTTCGGGTGGTTTAACTGCTAAAGGTAGAGCAAAATATAATAATGCAACTGGAAGCAATTTAAAGCCACCAGTAAGTGCAAAACAAGCAAAAAAAAGCCCTACCGATGCGAATCGTAGGAAATCTTTTTGCGCAAGAATGTCTGGAGTTGAAGGACCACTCAAAAAAAATGGCAAGCCTACAAGAAAGGCGTTAGCTTTAAAAAAATGGGATTGTTAAATGACTACTAAAAGACTAACTTATATTGACGGTGAGGCTCACTGGGTAACAATTGAAGATTATTCGACTGGCGCACTAAAAAGAAGTGTTCTCGGCAAAGATCCAACAATTGACCAACAAATAAACGACAAAGGCGGAATTTATAGCCATTTAGATAATAAAGTTTATACAAGCAAGGCAAATTATTTAGCATCTATTAAAGAAGCTGGTTGCCACATTAAAGATTATTAAAAAACTATTTGACAACTATTTATATTAAAGTATTTTAATTCTAAATTTTATCAACAAACAATAATTTATGCATCAAGTTCAAGAACAGTTAAGAGAAAAATTATTAGAAAGTGTTACCAAAATTGAGGATTCAAAAAATCCAATTGTTGAAATTGAAAAAGAAATAAAAGAAAATATTGAAGAAAATATTGAAGAAGATGTAAATGATTTAAAAGAAGAGGCGGAATCTACTGATAATACAGAAGAAGAGCCAGAAGAAGAAGTAAAAGAGAATATTGAAACCAAGGGCGTTGACCTAAAAAAAACTCTTAGCGGACAACCGCGAGAATTTAGGGAAGCCGTTGAATTAATTAAAGACCCCGAAGCACAAGCCAAGGTTATAGAAGCAGGCAAAATTTTGCGTGCTAGGGAAGACCAAGTGAGACTTGAGTTAGGAAACACAAAAAAGGAGATGGCTAATTTTAAAGCTTTTGACGAATCTTTAAAAAAGAATCCAATCCAAGCACTAAAAGATTTAGCTAAATACGCTAAAATTGACATTAACAGCTTGATAGAACCTGTTGAGGATGAGTACGATTATCGCACCCCTGAAGAGATTGCTAGAGACAACCATTATAAGAACATTGAGTCTAGGCTCGCACAGATAGAAAGACAGAAACAAGACGAAACAGCAGATATAAATGCACGAGAAATTGAGCAATTTAAATCTGCTAAAAATAGTGATGGTGAAATTAAATTCCCTCATTTTGAGAAAGTTAGGAACAGTATGGCTACTTTTTTTATTGAAGAAAGCCCGTTATTTAATCCTGATTTAACTCTGGAGCAAGCTTATAATAAGGCAGTGATGCTTGATGATGAGCTTGTTGAATTGAGAGATGCTGAAATCACTAGAAAGGCAACAGAAAAGCGTAAAGAGGAATTAGAAAAAGCCAAGAGGCTTAAAAAATTCTCAGGTAGAACTTCAAGTGTGAATGTTGCGCCCGCTAATCCAAGAGCCGCACTAAAAGATATTGTTTCTAAACATTTTGCTGGCGCGTTATAGATTTTTACAAATTTTTAACAACCTTAAAAAATACAAAAAATGCCGAATCCAAATTCAACTGTTGGGCAATTATTGACTACTACTTTGGACAACTACGCTCCTAGTATTATCGATAACATCACCAACAACCACCCTTTGCTTGAAAAATTGAAAGCAAAAGGAAATATCGTTAAAAAATCAGGCGGTGTTACTTTCCAAGAAAAAATTAGTTACGCAACAAACGGAACTGTTCAATATCAAGGCGAGTATGACACTTATAATACAACTCCTCAAGATGTAATCTCGACCGCAACTTTCGCACAAAAAATCTTAACTGGTACTGTCACCATGACTGATTTAGAGTATGCGCAAAATGCTGGTCCTGAACAAATTGTTGATTTGTTAGCCGAAAAAATGAAAGTTCTTGAAGCTTCATTATCTAACCAAATCGGAACCTCAATTTATGCTGATGGAACTGGTTCTGGTGGTAAAGAAGTCGGTGGTTTGAAACTTTTAGTTTCTGACGCTCCAACTACTGGAACTGTAGGACAAATTAACCGCGCAAATTATTCTTTCTGGCAAAATAAATTATATGATTTCTCAGTTGAATCAGTAACGCCTTCTGCCACTACTATTCTTGCCGCTTTTAACCAATTATATCTAAGATGTCAAGCTCAAATGGGTAAACTTCCTGATATGATTGCCGCCGATAGCGTATATTTTAGTTATTTTGAAACCGCAACTCAAACTATTCAAAGAATTTCTTCTGATAAAATTGGCGCGATGGGTTTTGACAATTTAAAATATAAGTCAAGCGATGTATTCTTTGATCCAGAATGCCCTGCTGAACACGCATATTTTATAAATACAAATAACATTTTTCTGAAATATTTAGGGGAATCATTGTTTACAAAAGGAGAGGCAACTCGCCCGTATAATCAAGCAGCTTATGTCGTTCCTATGACTTTCTTCGGAAACATGACTATTGATAATGCAAGAGTTCACGGCGTAATGCACGCTTAATTAATAACAATTTATAAATAAAAAATATGTCTACTTTTTCTCCTGTCGATGGTAAAGTGATTCCACAAGCCATTGCCGATACTTCAACAGTTCAACTCTTGCCATTAGGTACTAGAGTTAAAGCTGTTGATATTGCCTCTACTGCTTACGGTGAAGGCGAATTTATCTATTTAAAAGGCGTTGCATCTACTGTTGTAGGTTCATGCGTTCTTATTAATCCAGATGATTTTTCAACTTCTTTATTAGCCGCTAATGATATTGGTGATGTTGGTTTTTCAATGTCAATAAATGTTGCTTCTAATTACGGTTGGTATCAAATCTATGGTAAAGCTGTAGGTAAAGTTTTGGCCGCTTTTGCTGACAACGCAAATTGTTACGGAACTGCTACTGCTGGATCTATTGATGATGCGATTGTTGCTGGCGATAGAATCAAGAAGTGCAAAGGTGCTTCTGCAATCGATACGCCTTCAACTGGTTTGGCTGAGCTTGAAATAGCTTATCCATTCGTTGATGATGGTTTAGCTGCTTAATTGTAGTTAAATTATTTTGAGGGGTTTAAAAAACCCCTCTTAATATTAATTTAAAATAAAAAAAATGACAAATTTAGTTCTTAATGTTGAGCCAAACCAATTAGTATCTGATCAAGGTTTAATGATCGCTTTTTTTGATAAACAAAATGAAACCACTAAAAATTATGACCTTTGGGTTCATATCACAATTCCGAACGACCCGGGAACAATAATTATCAGAAAAGCCACTGAAAAAAATATTTATGTTGAAGGCGAAAAAACTTTAGTCCACGAAAAAGATTTATATAAAACTGCTTTTAATAAATATCTTAATTTGAAAAAAAATGGTAAACCAAATCTTCAAACTGAATTAGATAAATTAAGAGCAGAAAATGAAGCATTAAAAGCTTCAGCGCTTTCTGTTGCTGATTTAGAAAATGCAGAAGAAGATAAAAGAACCGCTTCTGAAATTAAAGCCGAACTTGATATTTTAGGCATCGAATATAAAGGAAATGCTTCAAAAGAAGTTTTATTAACCCTACTAAAAAAATAGATGAGCCTTTTAACAATCGCACAATCAATTTTAAAAGAAACCAAGTCTGGAAGCGTTCCAACTTCCATTATTGGCAATACTGAGGATGTTGCAAAACAAATCTTAGAAGTGATGACAGTATCGATTACTGAATTATCGCGCGCTTTTGATTGGCAGGAGCTTCAAAAAGAAAAGACATTTAACACTGTTGCTTCACAAGATGGCTATGATTTGCCAAGTGATTTTGACAGGCTTATTAATAATACTTTTTGGAACACTACCACGCAACACGCAGTAATGCCAGTAACTCCTGAAGAATGGAGAATCCTAAAAAACCAAAATATTACTGGCGGAACTGGTTATGGTTATTCGAGAATAAGAGGAAAACAAATTGTTTTATTTCCAACACCCGCATCAATTGAAGCGCACATTTACGAATATGTAAGTAATTTAGCTGTGTTAAGTTCTACACTAGTTGGGCAGTCGCAATGGTTAGCCGATACAGATGTACCAGCTATTGACGCGCACATTGTTAGACTAGATGCAACTTGGAGATGGCTAAAAAATCAAGGTCGCCCTTATGGTGAAGAAGAAAAAGTTGCTAATAATGCAGTCGCCGAAAGAGCAAGAGCCAACGGTCAAAGAAGAACAATAAAACATTATTATTACGACAATAAAATTAAAGTCGGTTATCCAACTCAAATTGTTCCATAATGGTATTAACTTTAGGTAAATCCTATCCAACACTAGACCAAGAAAGAAACGGGCAGGCTCTTAGAGTAAATGTCCCTTCTCCTTCTGGTGGATTAAACACTAAAGACAGCGAAAGCGCAATGGAACCAACCGATGCCGTAATTATGGAAAATTGGTTTCCTGGTCAGGGTTCTGTAACAACTAGAAAAGGATTTACACAATATGCAACTGGTTTGTCTGGCTATGTTGAAACTTTGATGGAATACAACGCCAATACAGTCAGAAAACTTATTTGTGCTAACGGAAGCACGCTAAATGACATCACAAACCCCGCAAGCATTGTAAGCGTAGGCACTGGATTTACTAACGCAAGATTTCAGTGGGTAAATTTTAACGCTAATTTAATAATGGTAAATGGCGCCGATACACCACAAACATTTGATGGCACTACTTTAACCGCAAGTACCATACACGGAAGTGGTTTAACGGTTACCGAATTAAACGGCATAAATTTGCATAAAAATAGAGTCTATGTTTGGAACTCTAACGCTCAAGATGTTTGGTATGGAGCAACCAACGCAATCGGTGGTGTATTTACAAAATTTCAATTATCTAGGGTTGCGCCGTTTGGTGGCAATCTTGTTTCGATGATGACATGGAATTTAGATGGTGGA